CAAGTTCACCTAATTTAGTATTGATTGTATTTACTGTATCGTCTGTTTCCTTCCCTGATGTTCTTAAACCCTCAACAAAACCTTCAAATGTTGGCATACCCAATAATAAATCACCTGCTTGATCTCTCAACTCTTGTTGTTTTACAATCAAAGCGTCCATTTCTGCTTGTAGAGTTGCAACATCATTTCTTTTTCTTTGCAAACCCTTGTCGCTTCTAGTTTCCATTTTTAAAATTGAATCCATTTGCTTTTGTAGTTTTGCAAGGTTTTCTGTAATTAAAGCCGATTCATTTGCCATACGCATGAACTGCTCATGGGTGTTTCCTTCTATTACTCTCAATGCTACTAAAAATTTTCTAAAACCTCCTACTACATCATCAAGTGTTTGAACTATCTTTGTCAAAACAGGCAAAACCTCTTCTCCTATTTCTACACCTAAACTTGATAATGATGCTTTTAATCCTCTCACCTCATTTGCATAACTATTAGAAGTCCTTGCCGCATCTCCCTGTGCATCTGTCGTACCTGCTAATATAATATTTAATCTTGCCTGTACCTTTTCTGCATTAGTTACCTCATCACCTGTCCTTTTAATTCCCATT